CTTTGAGATCTGGCAGAACGGTAACATGATCAATCAGAACTCACATGCAAAAGAATACCAACAGGTTCTAGAGAAGAACATTCTGAAGTTGACTCACAAGAGTTTCCACCAGATTGTTGTTCTCGGATCAAGTTCTTTTGTCCCATTCATGCAGTTGACTGGGGGTGCAAGACGTGAAGTGATCGAGGATCTACTCGATATTGGTGTATTCTCTAAGATGAACAGTATCCTCAAGGAGAAGACCAGTCTACTCAAGGATCAGATCCGTGATGTTAATCACAACATAGAGATGTGTAAGACTAAGGTCAATGCACAGAAGAAATACCTACGTGATCTGAATGCAGTGAATACCGCATACCGTAATGAGAAGGAAGAAAAGATCGAGGAGATAAGTTCTGAGATCGATCAGATACAGGAACGTAACACTGAGTTATCGCAGATCATTGCGGAACGTCAGCCACCTCTCATGGATAACATTGCGAGTCTTGCTAAGAAGAGTAAAGAACTGACAGAGTATATGTCTACGTTCAAGTCACAGATCAAGTCTCTTGTGAAGGAGTCTAAGTTCTTTGAGGAGAACGAAGTGTGTCCTTCGTGTGATCAGGATATCTCTCAAGAGATCCGTGATGATAAGGTCGCCAAGGCAAAGAGGAAGGCGAAGGGTCTGAACGACACTATGGTCTTGGCCAAGGAGAAGGAGGCGGATCAACGGTCTCTCCAAGAATCCTATGATGCCATGATGGAGTCGTTACGTAATTATACTAATGAGTTGAACAATAACAACCAGACCATCTCTCGTTTACAAAAGAACATTTCTGCTGTACAGTCAGAGTTGTCTAGGATTCACGATGAAACTGGTGATCTAGAGACGGCTAACAAAGAGTTGGATAGTCTACGTGAAGAAGAACTAACGTTGACCGAAGACAAGTATAAGTTAAATGAACAGTTCTCTTATAACCAAGTCAATGCAGAACTGCTTAAAGATACAGGTATCAAAACTAAGATCATCAAACAGTACATTCCGGTGATCAATCAGTTGACCAACCAGTATCTACAGATTCTAGACTTCTTTGTACACTTTGATTTGGACGAGAGTTTCCAAGAGACTATTCGATCACGTCACCGTGATGCATTTACGTATGACTCATTCTCTGAGGGTGAGAAACAACGTATCGATCTATCCCTACTATTTACGTGGAGACAGATTGCGAAGATGAAGAATTCAGTTGCGACTAACCTATTGATTCTGGATGAGACATTTGACTCGTCTCTGGATGATGATGGTGTAGACAATCTGATGAAGATTATTAACAGTCTGGGTGAAGATACCCATGTGTTTGTGATCTCACACAAAGGCGAACTAGAAGATGCGGCTTTCGAGAGACGTATCGAATTTGTCAAAGAAAAAAACTTCTCGAAAATGAAAGAAGCGGCTTGACTCTGACAGCCGACTGTGGTATAATATGAAACTTAACAACCGATCAATCTAGGAATTAATTATGGAACTATCTGATAAAACTCTTACGGTACTCAAGAACTATGCGAGTATCAACCCCAACATCGTATTCTCTGAGGGACAAAACCTCAAGACTATCTCTGTTGCCCGCAACGTAATGTCGCAGACATCTATCGAAGAGATCATGCCAAATAACTTTGGTATCTATGACCTCAACGAATTCTTGTCTGTACTGGCCTTGGTGGACAAACCTAATCTATCTTTCGCAGAACACTATGTGAACGTAGGTGACTCTACTGGTCGTAGTAAGATCAAGTACTACTATACTGACAAAGACATGTTGACCACTCCTACCAAGGATATCATCATGCCGGAAGCAGACGTTACGTTTACACTAGATATAGACACATTATCAAAAGTCAAACGTGCGGCATCTGTGTTGGGTCACAGTGAGATTTCGATTACGCCTGCAAGTGGTGCGGTTCGTCTATCAGTTATTGATAGTAAGGATGCGACATCAAATGCGTTTTCCATTGACGTGGAAGGTACGTATGATAGTGAGACACCGTTCAACTTCATTATGAATGTGAACAACCTTAAAGTAGTAAATGAAGACTTCACTGTAAGAATGAGTAAGAAACTTATCTCTCAGTTCAAGTCACAACAATCAGAAATCGAGTACTTTATTGCACTCGAAAAAACATCTAAGTATGGAGCATAACATGTCAGACCAAGAACAGTTGAATGATTTAGCAAACCGTGTAGCACGATCGTGTGTTGCGGTAATCGACACCGTAGTACAACGTGGCGGTTTTAAAGGGGAAGAACTCACCACCATTGGTCAATTACGTGATCAAGCGGTACAGGTGATTAATATGGTTGAAGCTGCACAGGGTGCCGAAGAAGCAGAGGAGTAGGATGATGGAAGCAACTGATATTGCTGTAGGGGTGTATATTCTAATTGGACTTTCCATATGTGGATGGTTTCTCTCTAAATCGTTTAACCGTGAGTTTATGGAGAACAGTCGAGAAGCACAGGATCGTATAGAGTCTGCACGTAAGTCAATCGAAGAGTTGCATAGTAGTCTAGATGCGACTCGCGCAGAAGAGTTTGACGGACTTACTAAAGCTAAGTTGCGTATCATTGCTGAAAAACGTGGGATTAAAACTAATACCCGCATGACCAAATCTCAGATACTGGTACTCCTACGCCAGAAGTAAATCTTGATCGGTTAGGTTTTTATGGATTTTTTTCCTCAATAAAAAGTCCCACTAATGCTTGACTTGATTATATCAACTGTGATATAATACCTTTTTTATTATGGAGAATCGAATGTCTAATGACTTTCTATGGGTCGAGAAATATCGTCCCGCAACTATCGCAGATACTATCTTATCTGCACCCCTCAAAAAAGTATTCCAAAAAATCGTAGAGACAGGTGATGTCCCGAACATGATGTTCGCGGGTGGAGCTGGTACTGGTAAAACCACTGTCGCAAAGGCAATGTGTAATGAACTGGGTCTTGACTACATCATCATCAATGGTTCCGATGATCGTAATATCGATACTCTACGTGGTAAGATCAAACAGTTCGCCTCATCTGTATCTCTCTCTGGTGGTTACAAAGTTGTAATCCTAGATGAGGCGGACTACCTTAACGCAAACTCTACGCAACCCGCACTCCGTGGTTTCATCGAAGAGTTCTCTGACAACTGTCGATTCATACTCACTTGTAACTTCAAGAACAAGATCATCGAACCTCTCCATAGTCGATGTAGTGTGTATGAGTTCAACAACAGTAAGAAGATCCTCGCTGGTCTTTGTCAACAGTTCATGCCCCGTCTACAGAATATTCTCGATACGGAAGGCGTGACATATGCTGACAACGTTATTGCAGAACTGATCATGAAGTATGCTCCCGACTGGAGACGTGTGATCAATGAGGCGCAACGTCACTCTATTGGTGGTGCATTAGAAACCAATGTCCTAATCGAAACTTCTAATAATTACAATGATCTCTTCACTCATCTCAAGGGTAAGGACTTCAAGAAGATGCGATCGTGGGTAGTAAACAATATGGATGTCGAACCCGCTCAAGTGTTCCGTGGTGTCTATGACTCTATGGAAGGTCGAGTGGCCCCTAACTCAATACCGCAACTCGTATTAATCCTCGCTGATTATCAATACAAGAATGCATTTGTTGCAGACCACGAAGTCAATCTGGTTGCGTGTCTCACAGAATGCATGGCAAACGTGGAGTACTTATAATGGATATTCATGTAGTAACAATGTTAGAACGTGGTGGTAGTACTGGTTATCCTAGAACTACCGACAGGGCATATATCGCTGGTGTCTTTGATGATCTGGCCAAAGCAATCACTGCGGGTGAGATCGAAGAGGCATGGCAAGACAACCATTACGCTTATACGATCACCAAACATGAACTGAATACATGTGAGAACTGGCAAGATAAAATGTCTTATGTTGAGGATAAAGGCACCCAACTGACTTTCAACTTTGGTATGCAGAATGTTAGATTCGACACGTAAACGTCTTTGGAGACTATGGGCAAAATCCCTTGGTGAGAAAGAGGGAACTACCGATCGTGAGGCTGATCAGATCGCAATGATTCGCACCGTAGTTGTACTGGTTAATTTCATAACTTGTTTCGTTATCATAGCGGGGAATATACACTCATGGTAGATAAGTGGAAGAAAGCACATATGGAAGTCGCAGAGAGATACGCACAACTTTCATCTGCGGAACGACTGAAGGTCGGTTGCGTTATTGTTAAAGATAATCGTGTTATAAGTATAGGGTACAACGGTATGCCTTCCGGATGGGATAATGCTTGTGAACACATAGTTTATCCGAGGGGTTGGAGTCCTACGAAGGGCATACAGTTGGAACAGACTACCAAGGATGAGGTACTACATGCGGAAACTAATGCCATCGCAAAGGTTGCCAGAAGTATGGAATCGTGTTATAATGCGGATCTATATACAACAACCGCCCCCTGTATGGATTGCGCGAAATTAATCTATCAGTCAGGCATTAGTACTGTCTATTACCGATCACCTCACTTGAGGTGTGATGACGGTATTAATTTCCTAAACAAATGTGGTACTAAGGTAGAACAAATATGAATCCTTTTGAGATAGTAAAACAGATCACGTTCGAGAAAAAAGATATAATTATAGATCGCGAGTCAGAGAAGGCCTACAATCCTTTTATGATCAATCGGTCACTATCTTACTTCAATGACACTGTTTTATTTGCAAATGAAATGAATCGTTATTGGCAAGTTGATGCAAGGTTACAATTTCAGTTTTTACTAAATATAGTTAGGAAACGTAAAAGGTTTTCCAAATGGGTTAAACCCGAAACTGACAGTGACATTGATGCGGTAAGAGAATATTATGGATATAGTAATGCTAAAGCCATTCAGATCCTCCCTCTCTTATCCTCCGATCAAGTTGCAATAATAAAAAATAAGGTGAAAAAAGGTGGACGAAAATAATATCGTAGAATGGAGTGTCTCTAAAATGTTAGAGATAACCTTGACGGAACCAGACGACTTTCTCAAGGTAAGGGAAACACTTACCAGAATTGGCGTTGCGTCTCGTAAAGAGAATAAATTATTTCAAAGTTGTCATATATTGCACAAACAGGGAAGATACTTTATTGTGCATTTCAAAGAATTGTTTATGTTGGATGGCAAGAAATCTAACCTCGAACTATCGGACATTCAGAGAAGAAACACTATCGCAACACTATTGGCTGACTGGGGACTCGTAGAGATCCAGACACCCGAAGTTGCAAAAGACTGCGCTCCAATGCGACAGATTAAAATCATTGGATTTAAGGAGAAGGACGAGTGGGAACTCTGTCCGAAATATAATATAGGTAACAAGTGATGGAATTTTTTGGTATATTTGACGGAGATGATAAAGAAGATTGTATTGCGGAGAAGAGACCTTTCCGTGGTACACTTCCTATCGAAATGACATATGACTGGTCTCAGTATATGGCCATGTTGGATACTCACCCAAAAGACGCTTGTGATACCAACACCAGTAAAATGCGGATAGGTCTTAATGCCTTTCACGATAGACCATCCGCACCAGAGTTCGCAAAGAAGATCGAGGCAGAAATGCAAGATACATTTGCGTTACACGGAAACAAGATCACAAACATTGCGTTTAGTGGATTTGGATATGCTAGTGATAGTTATCCTTGGCACAAAGATTCGATGGACGTGTTCTTGGTTCAGGTAATCTCCACGTTACAACTGAAGGTTGAAGGTGTCAACAATGACGAGTTCTTCGACTTCAAGCCTGGCGATTACATATGGATTCCCCGTGGCACACATCACCAAGTGGTACCAGAGATTAGTCGGGTAACATTTAGTTTTGGTGTCGAAGGTAATCCAGACCCTAGTGTATACTTCTAGGTCATTACTTTTAGTTATAACGTCTAACAAAAGTATTACTAAGTATAAATAACGGCGGGTATGCGAATGGTTCGGTACCCGTATAACTCTTGCAATAATATATTGGAGAAACAATATGACTAATACAAAAGCATCACAACTATTTCCACGAGCATCCTTTGTAGGATTTGATCATCTACTGGACGAACTCGATTTCATTTCAAGACATGCGAAGGATAATTATCCCCCGCACAATATTGTCAAACGAAGTGCAACCGAATACTCTATTGAACTGGCCTGTGCCGGATTCGAAGAAGATGATTTGGGTATAGAGCAGAAAGAAAGATCGTTGAGCGTCAGCGGTGAGAGTAAACAACCGGAAGGGGGCGAATACCTCCACAAGGGGATCTCTACCAAGAAGTTTAGACGGACTTTCCGCTTGAGTGAATATGTCGAAGTAGACGGAGCTTCTTACAGTAATGGTATACTTGTCATTAATTTGAAGGTAGTATTACCCGAAGAGAAGCGTCCTCGTAAAATTTCTATCACTTAATTTTTCGAGGTTAAATATGAAAGCCCTTAGATCACGGTCGTGCAGAAACTCGGCCGAGTGGGTAATGGAAGTCGCATTGTTTATAGTGGCGTTTGCTACTACTGCACTTGCACTTGCACCACTAGTTTAAAATTACAAGGGGTCAGCAATGGCCCCTTTCTTTATAAGGTTGTTATGAGAAAGAAACTCAAGTTCTACCAGATAGTAATGTCGGATAATCCTGTCTCGATGGAGTATCATGAAATATCTAAAAAGTCTTTCGAACCAGTATCAGACATAGTAGAAATAGTACCTTTCGAAGCCATCACTCCCCAACACGAAGATTGGGAAAACATCGAATCAAAGTATAACTGGAAAGTCAGTCTTGCGGGACAAGATAAGAAAGACCGCAACAATCGACAAATGAGTCCTTCAGAGAAGGCTGGGATATGTTCCCATTTCGAATTGATCAGACAACGTTCTCTCACAGACGAAGACTTCTGGGTAACGGAACACGATACATTCTTGCTTCCAGAACAAGAAGATAACTTCAGACGACAAGTCTACCTCAGTCACCGACTCACTCATGTGTATTCTAACATAGGTCTGTTCATGGGTTGTTATCGGATCGATAAGTCCTTTGCTCAATGGTCACATCATATATTGACTAAAGGTGATAATCAGGGTTTCCCTATCAATGGTGGGCCATATGCCTGTATGGAGAGATTGTTCAAAACCTACATCACCGATCATTATTGTAGAGACGAAGAGTATAAACTCCGATACGAGACTTTCGTTGCCCCTTGGCATAACTGTACAGAACTGGGTAGGGGTAAAACTGATAGAGACATGAGAAGGATCTACAACTTCGACTATAACCTTGATCGAGGAATCAATCCACCCTTCACCCCCGAAGAAATCAAAGACAAAAAAGAATCACTTGAATGGGTTCCAATACCCACCACCCAAGTAATTAAGAAATCATTAAAGGTGACACAAGACCATACTGGGTACGTAGATAGGTTCAGAAAAAAACCTTGGGAAAGACATCCATATTTTCACGTTATTGATTGACAATACCGGCCAGCTGTGTTATAATACCACCTACATTATGAGGAGTCCATATGGATTTTTACACGTCAGTTGCACGTTACGGCAACAATCTATTATATCGCGGGATCGAGAACGGTGTCCGTGTCAAGAAGAAGATCCCATTCAAACCTACGATGTTTGTTCCTTCCAACAAGCGCGAATCGCGTTGGACTGGTCTGGACGGATCTAACGTAGAACCGATCACGTTCGGTAACATGAAAGAGGCGGGTGACTTCGCCAAACGTTACGATGGTGTCGAGAACTTCAAGATCTTCGGTACCACCAACTATGTCACACAGTTTATCGCGGAACAATATCCTGGCGTAATCGGATTTGATCCTACTCAGGTTTCTATCTGGACTATCGATATCGAGGTCGAGTCTGATGACGGGTTCCCCGAACCATCCAAGGCAGACCATCCGGTAATCTCTATCACCATGAAGGAACGCGGGTCGGACGAGTATCACGTATGGGGTATGCAATCCTATGATGCGGCCGACAATGTCTCGTACCGTATCTGTAAAGATGAGGTCACGTTGATGACCAACTTCCTAGACTGGTGGCAATCTCACTGTCCAGATATTATTACTGGTTGGAACTCTCGCACCTTTGACTTGCCCTATCTCATCAACCGAATGACTAAACTGGCAGGGTTCGATCAGGCCAAGAAGTTCTCACCGTGGGGTCTGGTCTCAGAAGCGACATACTTTGACGAGGGTATGAAGTCTCAGATCTACAACATCACTGGGGTAGAACAGATCGATTACCTTGAGATCTTCAAGAAGTTTACTCTCAATACGTGGGGACGCCAAGAGTCTTACCGACTGGATAACATCGCCCACGTAGTTCTGGGTGAACGCAAACTGTCCTATGAAGAACACGGTTCACTCCACTCTCTGTACCTACACGACTTCCAGAAGTTCATTGACTATAACATCAAGGACGTGGAACTCGTAGACAGACTGGACGAGAAACTGGGACTGATCGAATTGTGTATGACGATGGCCTATCGTGGTGGTGTGAACTATATCGATGCCCTTGGTACTACCAATATCTGGGACAGTATCATCTACCGACTACTGATGCGTAAAATGATTGCGTGTCCGCCCAAGGTAGAACGACCCAAGTCTGACTTCATGGGTGGTTACGTAAAAGATCCGGTGGTTGGATCGCACGAGTGGGTCACATCTTTTGACCTTGCGTCCCTGTATCCTAACATCATTGTTCAGTACAACATGTCACCCGAAACTGTACTGGACGGATTCGTCAATGACGTATCGGTGGAGAAGTTCCTTAACCGTGAGGTCACTCACCAAGGCGACTATACTCTCGCACCGACTGGTTCTAAGTTCTCGAAAGCTAAGACGGGTATCGTACCTACTATCATTAAACAGTATTCCGATGAACGTAAGATTGTCAAGAAACAAATGTTGGAATCTAAACAAGAGTTCGAGAAGAACCCGACCAAGGAACTCACCAACAAGATCTCACAGTTGGACAACCAACAGATGTCGATCAAGATTCTTATGAACTCCCTGTATGGTGCGCTAGGTAATCGTTGGTTCCGTTACTTTGACCAACGTGTTGCGGAGTCCATCACTCTGGCGGGTCAGTTATCTATCAAGTGGGCAGAGAGGGCAGTGAACGATGAGATGCAGAAAATACTGGGAACTCAAGAAGACTACGTTATCGCAATGGATACCGATAGTGTTTACATTCGCATGTCTCCCCTTGTTGATAAGTTCAGTCCTAAAGATCCTGTTAAATTCTTAGACAAGATCTGTCACGAACACTTCGAGAAGATTCTCCGTGAATCGTATGCGGAACTGGCCGAGACCACCAATGCATATGAGAATCGCATGGAGATGGAACGTGAGGTGATCGCGGATAAAGGTATCTGGGTTGCAAAGAAACGGTACATCCTAAACGTACACAACAACGAAGGTGTCCAGTACGCAAAACCCAAACTCAAGATGATGGGTATCGAGGCGGTCAAGTCATCTACGCCCCAAGTCGTGCGGGAGAAGTTCAAGGAAGTGTTCGGTGTAATTGTTAACGGGACGGAGACGGAGACGCAACAATATATCTCAGACTTCAAACAGGCGTTCAAACAAATGCCTCCCGAAGATATCTCGTTTCCCCGTGGAGTATCTGACGTGGTCAAGTGGGCAGACAAGAAGACTGTCTATTCCAAAGGCACACCGATCCACGTGCGTGGTGCATTGATGTACAATAACTCTGTAGTTAGTCAGGGACTAAGTAAAAGGTACGAACTAATCAAGAACGGATCTAAGGTCAAGTTTGTCTACCTCAAGATGCCCAACCGTCTAGGTGAGAACGTTATATCATATCCTCTCAACCTACCCAAGGAACTGGATCTGCACCAGTACGTAGATTACGACAAGATGTTCAACAAAACTTTCCTAGATCCACTGACCCCGATTCTGGATGCGGTCGGATGGGAAGACGAACCGAAGGCCACGTTAGAAGACTTCTTCGGATAATGCTTGACAAACTATATCATGCTGTGTTATAATGGGTACCTATGTACGAATTAACTATATTTAAAAATCAGTTTGACAACAAAACGCATCGAACCGTCTCAGTAAAATCATGGGTCGAGTTCGATGAGTTGTTGTTCGGGCTATCTAATCAAAAAGGTGAGAAAGGTGGTAGAAACTCTAGTCCTCTTATTACTCCTGCTATGTTTCAGGAAGGTACTACACGTAGTAATAAATCTGTTACTCATTGGGGCAATTGGTGTGCTGTTGATGTCGATGACTATACCTTTTCTGATACATCTGTAGAAGGGGTAAAGAATGAGTTGGTTGATAGGTTTGGTCGTTGGTCTTTCATTTGTTATAGTACTGCTAGTTCGAAGAATGATCAACCGAAGTTCAGACTTGTATTCGATCTTGACAACGCTATACCGCAAGATAGAATCAAACACTTCTGGTACGCACTCAATAAAGAACTTGGAGACATCGGAGATCCACAAACTAAGGATCTCGCTAGAATGTATTACGTTCCTGCGGACTATCCTAATGCAAATAACTTTTACTTTAGTCACAGTGGCGATACTATTAACACTGATTCACTTATGGCCACTCATAAGTATGAAGTTAAGTCTGGGAATAGTTTCTTAGATAGACTACCCGAAGAAATGCAGAATGCGGTAATCGCACACCGTAAAGATCAATTGGACAATACCAATTTCAGTTGGTCGAGTTACCACGATTGTCCATTCTTTCCAAAACGTTTGGGAGTTGAGTACCGTGCAATATCTGGTACAGGGTGGTATCACAAAATGTATCAGATCATGGTTGCAATAGCTGGCCACGCTATAAGTAAAGGGTATCCCATCTCCGCAAACGAAATCGCAGAAATGTGTCAACAGTTCGATTCGGAGACAGGTAACTGGTATGAGAACAGACCTCTTATCAAAGAGGCAGACAGGGCATTAGAATATGTTTACAGAAACGGATAGGACAGTATAATGAAGATTTTAATTACAGGTGCGGCTGGTTTCATCGGTTCGCAGTTAATGAACAGATTGAGAAGTAAAGGCGCCACAGTACTGGGAATTGATAACTACAATGACCATTTGTACGAACCACAACTAAAGGTAGACCGGACACAACACTTTGAGTTAGACATCAAAGTATGTGATCTACGGGACTACGACACACTCAAGAAAATTATTGATACGTTTTCACCGGATCAGATCGTTCACCTTGCCGCCCATGCGGGCGTGAGAGATTCGTTCGGTAAGGAACGTGCGTATCATTCTAACAATATTGATGGTACTCAGAATCTCATCGAGATTTGTAAGGGTACGACTATACGCATAGTCTATGCATCTACGAGTTCGGTATATGGTGAAACTCCTATTCCAGACGAGGGTTGGACAGAAGATCTGACCACCGCTAAACAACGTAATGCATATGCGTACACGAAGTACATCAACGAGTTACAGTTTGCTATATCTGGAGTCCGCAATGTAGGTCTCCGTTTCTTCACTGTCTATGGCCCTTGGGGTCGTCCAGATATGGCACTGTTCCAATTTACAAAGAAAACGCTTGACAATCAGAGCATAGACGTGTATAATTACGGTAATATGAAAAGAGACTTCACTTATGTCGAAGATATCATTGATGGGATTGAGATCATCCTACAGAAAGATGACATCGAGACTAACGAGATCTTTAATATTGGTTATGGCGCACAGGTTGATCTGATGGATTTTGTGAAAGCGATCGGTGACAATGTGGGACATGAGGCGCAAGTAAATCTTGCACCCCGACATCCCGCAGATACTCTAGAGACTTGGAGTAACACCGAGAAGTTACAAGAACTTGGTTATAAACCAACAACAGATATTGAGACTGGTGTCGCTAACTTTTACGAATGGTATAAGGAGTATCATAGTGGCAGATGATTTTGACAAGTATCTACCTGAAACACCTAAACGTGCGGGTAGGAAGATCAGTGATATGCCTGCACCCCATCACACCCAGCCGATCAGTCCAATGAACAAGTTTCGATTGGGCATTGTTGGTCACGGGTTTGTTGGTAGGGCGGTAGACTACGCATTTACACATCCACTGGTCGAGAAGAGAATCGCAGATCCCAAGGTAGGGACAACTGTAGATGATCTACTGGAGTGGGACGCACATGTAGTATTCATTTGTGCGCCTACGCCCATGAGTGAGAACCATACGGTAGATGCGTCTATTGTAGAAGAAGCTGTACTAAAACTTGCAACCCATACTGGATCATTAATTGTTATCAAATCAACAATTACACCGGATGTGGTAGATCGTTTGATGAACAGTATGAATGATGAGGCAGTCAATCGTCTTATCTACAATCCAGAGTTTCTGACTGAGAAGGCGGCCGAAGAACAGTTCGTCAACGCAGAGTTCCATGTATTCGGTGGTGCAGATTCTGCCACTACTGACTTGATTAACATGTACGAAGTGTTCAGTCTGTGTGAATCTACTAAGTATTTCCGTATGTCTGCCCATGAGGCATCATTCGTTAAGTACGGTGTGAACACGTTCCTAGCAACTAAGGTAACGTTCTTCAATCAGTTCTATGATCTGGTTAATTCGTACCAGTGTAGTTACAATGTAATCACACGTGCGATGGGTGCTGACAAACGAGTTGGTGTTGGACATACACGAGTGCCTGGCTATGATGGTAAACGTGGATTCGGGGGTGCATGTTTCCCCAAAGATATCGCTGCTTTCCTAAAGTTTTCTGAAATGGGTGAGGGTGATAATGTAGTATGTTTCGATATGATTAAAGAAGTCATTCGAATTAATAATGGTTATCGTAAAGGGTATGAAAAAGATGATCGAGAGAAAGTTAACAATATAACATTTGGAGATGATGAATGAGTGTGATGGATAAACTGAGGAAACAGTCTAAGATCAAAGAGACTGCGATCCTCCAAGATAGTAAGTTCTTTCAGGAAGTGGACATGGTTCCTACTGACGTGCCAATGATCAACGTGGCATTGTCTGGGTCTACTGAGGGTGGTGTTACGCCTGGGTTGACCGTACTCGCGGGGCCTAGTAAACACTTCAAGACATCGTTTGCGTTATTAATGGCAGGCGCTTATCTTGAAAAGAAGAAAGATGCAGTGATGTTGTTCTATGATTCCGAGTTTGGTTCACCTCAATCATACTTCGAACAGTTCGGTATTCCTACTGACCGTGTACTACATTGTCCGATCAAGGATGTAGAACAGTTGAAGTTCGATCTGATCAACCAGCTGGAAGCACTGGATGAGAAGGACGATGTGATCATTGTAATCGATTCGGTCGGTAACCTTGCATCTAAGAAAGAACTGGACGATGCGATCAACGAGAAGTCAGTTGCAGATATGTCACGTGCAAAGGCGTTCAAGTCTCTGTTCCGTATGACTACACCGTATCTGAATATGAAGAAGATCCCAATGATTGCGATCAACCATACGTACAAAGAGATCGGTCTGTTCCCTAAAGACGTGGTATCTGGTGGTACTGGTATCTACTATAGTGCCGACAACATCTGGATCATCGGTCGTAGACAGAACAAGACTGGTACTGAGGTTACAGGTTATGACTTTGTGATCAAGGTGGACAAGTCACGTTACACCAAAGAACAGTCCAAGATTCCGATCAGTGTATCGTGGGACGGTGGTGTACAGAAGTGGTCTGGTCTATTGGACGTGGCATTAGCCGGTGGATATGTTGTCAAACCAAGTAATGGTTGGTACTCACGTAATGGTGAAGACCGGAAGTTCCGACAGAAGGAAACGCTCGAGGAAGATTTCTGGACACCGATCTTTGCGAACACCGACTTCAAAGACTTCTTGAAGAAACAATTCCAAATAGGGTTGCCATCTGAGGTAGAATTTGATATAATGGTCGAAGGCGATGCGTGATATAGATATTGAAAAAATGAGTGAGGGGATTGACTATGAGTTGATCCCCGCTGACGCTGACAACGAACAAGCGTGGGACATTCGTGTCCTACGTGGAGACTTTGTCGAGACAGTTCTACGTTATGGTAATGTAAGTTTTGATGGTGCAGAAAAATGTTTGAAGTTCAACTTCTTCGTTATCTCATCACCAGATCCAGATCTCCAAACGACAGATATTGATTTACAGAATACCGCCGCTGACATCCTTGAGGACGTACTTGAAAAGTCGTACCACAATGGAACATTGCAAACTGCTGAGATGGATGATACTTATGGAGATAAATTTAGAACAGACGATTCTACGGAATCTACTGACTAACGACATGTACATGAGGAAGGTTGCGGCCTTCCTCGATCCCAATTACTTCGAGGGCGTGTACAAGGGTTTGTTCAAAGAACTGACCTTGTTTATTGCGAAGTACAACAAACTTCCTACTATGGAAGCATTCAAGATTGAGGTTGATCAGGGCGATCGACTCAGTGATGAAGCGTACCGTCATGGTATGGAAATCCTACCCGATGTATTCACTAAGAAAGAAGAGAACCTAGATTGGTTGATTGATACTACGGAGAAGTGGTGTCAGGATCGTGCGGTCTATAATGCCGTGATGGAATCTATTTCTATCATTGACGGTAAGCACAAAGATCTATCCAAGAATGCGATCCCCGATGTATTGAGTAAGGCACTGGGTGTCTCGTTCGATACCAACGTGGGTCACGATTATCTTGAAAGTGTTGAAGAACGTTTCGCATTCTATCATGAACAAGAAGAACGTCTACCGTTTGATCTGGAATACTTCAATGCAATCACCAAGGGTGGTCTGCCTAACAAGACACTGAACATTGCCCTTGCGGGTACTGGTGTTGGTAAATCATTGTACATGTGTCACGTTGCCGGTGCAGCTCTGTCTGCGGGTAAGAACGCATTGTACATCACTATGGAGATGGCAGAAGAACGTATCGCAGAACGTATTGATGCGAACCTAATGGACGTGGCGATCGATCAGTTAGAGAATCTGTCCAAGACTATGTTCACCGATCGAGTCAAGGCAATCTCTGACAAGACCAACGGTAAACTGATTATCAAGGAATATCCTACCGGACAAGCCCATGCGAATCACTTCCGTGCATTGATGAATGAGTTGAAGTTGAAGAAGAACTTCGTACCGGATATCGTCTTTATTGATTATCTGAATATCTGTGCCTCGTCTCGTATGAAGGGTATGGGTGGTGCGATTAATTCTTATTCTTATATCAAGAGTATTGCGGAAGAGTTACGAGGACTGGCAGTAGAGTTCAATGTGCCTATCGTATCTGCGACACAGACTACACGTTCTGGTTTTGGTAATGATGACATTGGTCTGGAAGATACGTCCGAGTCGTTCGGTCTGCCTGCAACTGCTGACTTTATGTTTGCATTGATTAGTAACGATGAACTGAATGCCCAAGGTAAGATCATGGTCAAACAGTTGAAGAACCGTTACAACGACCCGACCTCAAATCAACGATTTATGGTAGGGGTAGATAGAAGTAAGATGAAGTTATTTGATTGTGATCAGTCTAGTGAGGTTGATGATGATGATCAAGACAAAGGCTGGGACGACAAACCCATCTTTGATAATACTTCTAGTGGCCAACGAATGAGTGCCGAGAAAAACAAATTCAAGGATTTTAATTACTAATGGTTAGTTTACCTATGTCACCCGAAGTTGGTGCCTTATTCTTTACTATGTTAATGGCGGGAGTGTTCTACTTGGGTAGACACTTCGGTTATAGAGACGGTATCGGAGAAGGCGTAGCAGCTACGATCGAATATTTCCAAGATCAAGGCGTAATAGATATTGAATATGAAGAGGAAGAAGAGTATGACGATGAAGAAGACAATTACTAGTATTATAAATGCATATCGCATAGTAATGGATCTAAGGTTTAACCCATTGCGGTTTATTCCAGATCCCGTTTTACAAGGTTACCTATTGACCGTCCTATTTGTTATGTGGTGTGGGTTCTTTGGTTTGATTGCGATGTTCTATTTTGGGTGGCTAGGTTACAGTATACCGATGTCGATTGCGGTACACTTATCCATAATTGTACCTACTATTATTACTAATGCGGTATTCTTAGATGCGGAGAGAAAAAATGCAAGAACTGATTAAACTGGTTGAACAGTGGCATATTGATCGTAATTTGATCGATGGTGCGACAGATAAAGATCAGGTGATGAAACTAATACAGGAAGTCGGAGAACTCTCTGACAACGTGTGTAAGGGAAAGGATGTCGCAGATGATATTGGTGACATCATGGTAGTGTTGATCAACATTGCCAAACGAAACGGACTACCTATGGAACACTGTCTTGAGGTTGCATACCACGACATCAAAGACAGAAAGGGACGTATGGTAGATGGAATTTTTATTAAGGAATCGGATGATGAGTAAAGTAAAACTAGTATGTCTAAGTCAACCTTCTGCGACTACGGATTGTCATACAGCAGAAGAGTTGGTTGCATATGCAGCTAGGGTTAGTAATCCCGCTAACCAGAGTAATAAGGTAACTGCCGGTAAATTGGTTCGTTATCTTATCAAGGAGAACCATTGGTCGCCTCTGGAGATGGTTCACCTAACTATGGAGATCACAACAACACGTGATATCTCCCGTCAGATTATTCGTCATCGCTCGTTTTCATTCCAAGAGTTTAGTCAACGATACGCAGAGAGTGAGAACTTCTCTACTCGTATGGCTCGACTCCAAGATCCGAAGAACCGACAGAACTCTATTGAGATTCATGCGGAATACGGTGTGGGTAGTGAAGGCGCAAAGACAAGTAGGAATGCTCTGGTGGAACAGTGGAGTATGAAACAACGAGAAGTTATCAATAAGTCCAAAGAGATATATAAATGGGCACTAGATAATGGTATCGCAAAAGAACAGGCACGTGCGGTCTTACCAGAAGGTAATACTGAAACGACTCTGTATATGGCAGGATCGCTAAGATCATGGATACATTATTGTGAGTTGAGAATGGGTAACGGTACACAGAAAGAACATATGACCGTTGCAGAACAATGTTGGGAAATAATCGGGCAACACTTTCCCGATGTAATTAAAGCACTTGAGGAATAAAATGAGTTATAAAAATGGTGAAGTAATATCAGTTGTTACAGCAGCTGGTGAGTTTGTAGGTAAGTTCAGTGACGAGAGTCCATCGAGACTTACTATCGATGATCCACGTATGGTAATCCAGACACAGGAAGGTATGGGTTTTGCCCGTGGTGTATGTGTGACAGGTAAGGAGAACCCAACCGTGATGTCATTCTATAGTGGTGGTATCGTGTTCACTGCTCAATCCAATGATGAGATTGAGAAGGCATACTTTCAAGCAGTGAGTGGGTTGATCCTGTAATGGCTGAGATCGTAATCCGGAATCAGGAGTTTTTAGATCGTTTGAATAGTATCTCAGATGAGATGTTATCTACTCCGGATTACGATCACAAAAAACACTGGACATTCCATGACGAAGATGGTATAATGGCTGGTACAAAATACTGTGAACGTGAGTATTTGGACGAGTGTCTGTCATCAGATAAACTTATTGGCGCACCCGTAAAATACTTTGGTTCACCTATTGCGAAGATGTGTAAGGAAGATCCGGAAGTTTGGTCAGACTACAAACAACGGGTCAAGTATGATTTCGCGAAGGAGTTGGGCGCACACACGTCCGCACTGTTGACTTACTATGCGCCTGGCGGGTACGTAGGTTGGCACACTAACTACGATGCGAATGCATATCAGATTCTTTTCACATGGAGTGATGGTAATGGTTTCTTCCGGTACTTAGATAATAAGACTGGAGAGATGGTTACCATACCCGATGTAAAAGGTTGGCAATGTAGACATTACTACTTTGGTTCAGACAAAGAACCAGAGAATCTATGTTGGCACAGTGCGTATGCTGGGGGTGAGAGAATCACCCTTGCATATAAGTTTGTAAACAACGGTGTCGCAAATGGCGATGCAAAGGATCGTTCCGCACAAATGATGCGGGATATGTTAATAGAAGAAATTGAGAGTGAGTAAAATAATGGCAGGATCTGAATATTACGATGACGATAACTGGACAGTAGCTGACCCCGACTATAAGATCGAGTTTAACCTACAACCCCCCGTTGAGTATAAATATAATGAAAAGGAGAATCTAGATGGATTACTTGAATACGTCAATAAGACATATGATCAACACTATTCAAAAAACAAATTTCAAGCGACTGAGTTCATCATTGATGGCGGGCATGGTATCGGGTTTACTCTTGGTAATATACTCAAGTATACACAACGATATGGTCACAAGAACGGTCACAACCGTGATGATATAATGAAGGTGTTGCACTATGCGTTAATCGCATTGCACGTCCATGATCACGAGAATAGCGGAAAGTAATGCTATTTACAAATGGTTGTAGTTTTGTTTGGGGGGATGAACTGCCGGGTTTTAATACTAATCCGCCCACCCATCAACACCACAGGTTCTCCGACAAACTGGCAAAGTCACTAGACATAGATCTAATGAACTACGCCAGTTGCGGAGGCAGTAACCATAAGATCTTCCGTGACACATTAAACTTCTTATCGTCCGAACATGCAGATGATTGTACTCACATGGTTATAGTGTGGTCTGCATGGGAGAGAGAAGAGATTGTCAATGACGTGTCACCGGAAGATGAACATCTCTATCATGTTCCTAGATACAACAGTATCACTCAGTTGTCACCAACCCGTATTAACAGCATAGGTTTCGCTAAAAACCGAACCAAGGATGCCTTGCACCTATATTATGATGAAATGAATCTAATGTTTCGTACGGCCATTACTCACCAGATGAGTTACATGATTGCGATACATCAGATATGTGAGGCGCGAGGAATCAAACTAGTTATGACTCAGTTCCATAGGAATCAGTGGAGACAGTTATTGAACGCGATCCTTGATTGTAATAGACCTGAAGTCCAATCCCTGCAAGACTGGCAACATATGATAAAGAAGATGATGTATTCATTACCAAAGAAATCTCGACTGGGGTTTGCTAGTGGAAAGTCCTTCTCTCAAGTATGTACCGAAGTCGTAGACAAAGATAATAAGTGTGTTGGTTTTATGTCTGGCCATCACCCAAGTGCAGAGGCGCATACCGCCTTCGCTAAATACATAGAACAAAAATTCCAAGAGGAATAGATGGACACTGA